ATCTTTATTTTCTAAAGTGTTAAGCAACCTCTCTTCATACCAAGTTGCTTTCCTTAGATCCTCCGTTCCGTTCTTGTAAGGATACCTCCAACGATACTTAAGACTATTACCCCGTAAGTATCCAATGAACTCTTCTTTAGTTAACATAGCTTCTATACCGTCTATGCACTCTATGTCGCCGCTGTTATAATGTTCTGGTTTAGTCACAGCATCCCACTCTATAGCGGGGGCAGTACTCTGCTGGATGCTGTCCCAATCTGCTGGCGTAGCATCATCTATACTAAGCCACTTCTTAGTCCTTTGTTTCATTCTTGCTCCTCTGGGTAATCAGGATTTATTTCAAGCCTGTGTGTGGCATCAATCCAATCTTTAGGTATATTATACACACTAAACCACCTAAAGTTATTTCTTTCTGCCCACTCAGCATGAGATCTTTTTGTACCGTCTTTACGTCTCTTAGCTCCCGGCATAGGAGCAGCGGGATCAGCGAAAAGAAAAACCAACTCAATACTTTTCGGCAGTGCTTTTTTAACCCACACATATTTGTTATGCTCTGCATGATCCCAGAACCTACCCTTGGCCTCTAAAAAAATAGTTTTACCTTTTATCTTTTTAATAAAGTCTGGGTGGTATGTATGCTCAACAATATAATCAACAGTATCTGTATGTATTTTCCAATCTTTTAAGATGCCTGTGTGTAACTCATACTCCCAATTAGAATCGTAACCCTTAACTAAGTTCTTTTCTTTTGGCCTTTTAACACGGCGCTTGCGTAATCCCGATTTTATTTTCACAATTTTCCAACGTCCTCCAATGTTAGATGTTCTATTTCATTAAGCTTTTTAAGTTTCCTCTTAATGTCTCTGTGCGACAACGGCAGAGAAGTAGCTGTTCCTTTACCGTTGTATACTAAAAAATTAGCACCGGGCTTTTTTATCTTTGAGGCTTCTTCTTCAGGCACTAAAGTTTTAAGCTGCTCTATAGCTAACTCTTTTGCTTTCTTATTTATTCTTTTAGCTTTTCTACCATTCATAAACTTCATCCACTTTAGGTTCGTTCTTAACCTCTGTAAAATATGTTAGGCCTTTAGCATATCGGAAAGCTCTTAGACCTTTGCCATTATTAGAATCTTTAAAGCATTCTTTTTTATAGGGGCAATACATACAGTTTTTAGCTATACGCATGTTGCCTGCTTTACCTTCAGGTATAGGAGAGTAACACAAATCAGGGGGTGTATCTAGATCTAATTTCTTTTTTAACTCCTTGATGTGGTTTTTAACATTAGGCTTATCTAACTCATCTGGCTGATGAAGACATAACTCACCTGTCTCTTTGTTAATAACAAGAAATCCTGCGTCAGTAGATTGTTCTGCCTCCTCGTAAGCAGACAACTGGGCAATGTAGCCGAAAGGATCATCTTCTCTAAGCAAACCCTTTTTAAATTTACTAAAGGAAAAGTTAGAAGCCGACTTAACATCAACAACTGTACCATCTATTTTACAATCCATGTGGCCCTTGATGCCTTCAATATCAATTTCTTTCTGCTCGTCTGTTACTTTGTGGCCGGACATCCTAACTAAAAATAAAATAACTTCTTCTAGTAAGTGACCATACAAGAACTTAACAAACAGAGAAGGCTCTAGTCTCCTGTTCTCCGCTTCAGTTTGTTTATCAAACCAAAGCCTTCGCGCAGGTCTTCCTATGTTGGACATTCTCAAATAGAATTTATTGTCCCTGACTTTAGGCTGTGACCATTCCTTAATAACTTGAGTCATTGCCAAACCAAAGTTCTGCAATGTTTCTTCAGGGATATCTAAAGGCCCATCATTTAATTTATCTAGCTCTTTATAAATATCTTCTACTACATTCATTTGCGATGCCTCACAAATCTACACTTACGTGTGACTGAGTTATAATGAAGATACTGAACACCTAACTTCTTTTGAAGAGGTGTCTTTGCAGCAAGCCTACCATCTTTATAAGACTTAACGTCTATAAGAGTGACCTTGCCTTCAGGATCTAGAGCTACTATATCTATAGGCCCTGTACACCCGCAGTTTTTAAAGACATGATATCCATTATCCCACAACCATGTAATAGCATAATGTTCTGCCATGTCTCCTAGCCTGTTGGGTTCGTGATTACTATCTGTTATTTTAAGTGGTTTCATATTAATGTGTTTCACTCCAGTTATCCCCTACTTTATATTCACCATCAAGAGGACAGTTAAGGTTAAGAACTTTACCAGCTTCAATGATTGCTTCTACTCCAAGCCTACCGACTTCATCTGCTTGATCTTGTCTTACTTCTATCTGCCATTCATCATGGACGTTAGCCACAAACCTCGCATCTAAATGAGCTATCTTTTTATTTAAAATAACAAGAGCCTGCTTCATGACTATAGACCCTGCACCCTGCAGTAAGGTATTAAGTGCGCTATGTTCTGATCTAATATATAGCTTCCTGCCATCTAATGCTTTGAGGTGGCCCTTTGCTGAAGCTCTTGCAACTCTATCTTTAAGATCTTTGAATGATGGGAGATTACTAATAAATGATTTTCTAAGGTTCCTTCCAACACGCTTACCTCCTCCAGCCACTGTTCCAAGTTTAGCATCTCCTGCTCCGTAGAGTAGGGCATAGATGAAAGTCTTAGCCTGATTTCTTGATTCAAGTCCTGCAAGTTTTTGATTAGTGGTGTGTATGTCTCCATTAAGGATTTCATTTGTGTACTCCTCATCTTTCATATAGTGAGCAAGCATACGCAACTCAAGACCACTAGCGTCAATGCCTACAAGTTTATAACCTTCAGGTACTATCCAACAAGCTCTACACTCTTTACCGTAACTAGAACTTAAGCTAGGTATCTGAGCCATGTTAGGATTTCTGTGTGTCATTCTCCCTGTGATAGTACCATTGTGATTCACAAAGCCATGCACCCTATCGGTACTCTCATTGAGTTCTTTAAACCAAGAGTTAATCTGAGCGACTCTTTTTTGTAGCATTAGATACTCAGCTATAACTTTTGCCTCGGGTATATCTTTAATCTCAGATAAGATCTTTTCATCTACCTTAGCTTGGCCTGTAGGTGTATGTTCAAGAGGCTTCCATCCAAACTCTTGAAGATACTCTCCAATCTGTTGTCGTGATCCGGGATTAAACTCCTGTGTGTAGACACGCTCTACATATTTAGACTGTTCTATTTTTGAATATTCTTCATCAGTAAGTCTTGTGTTTTTACCAAAGTTATCTACCCCTGTTTTTAACAACTTACCTTTAGGGCTGTACCTTTTAAATATCTTTCTTATTTCTTTTCTAGGCTTAAACACTTCCTGTATTATAGAAGTTATCTCTGACACTCTAGAGTTTAGAAGAGCTAAAAGTTTACTAGCCTCTTCTGTATCAAATAGAAAGCCATGTGTTCTTTGATCATTTAGTATCCTACTTGTTTCATGCTCAAGTAAAATACTCTGGCCTGAGAAGCCACGAGATTCTATTTTAAGTGCTTCGTATACCTGATAGTTAAGATAGACATCTTGCTCACAGTACTTAAGCATTTCTTCAGAGTATCTACCGTATTCTTCAAACTCAATCTTAGGTGATCCTAAAGCATAGCCCCATCGTTCAAGACCGTGGTTACCTTCACGGACAGGATTGAACAAACGTGAGAGAACTAAGGTGTCTACTATTTTTTTAGAAGATAAGTCTACACCAGTAAGGTTATTTATTACAGGTATATCAAAGCCAATAATGTTGTGGCCTATTAACTTATCAGCCTGTTTAAGTATAGATAAACCCTCTTCTAATTTAGTAGGGCCATAAGACATTTGAGTTTTTGTATCTACATCTAGTACTGAAAGACACCATATTTTACTGGGATCAAGACCATCTGTTTCAATATCAAAAACTAAGTTCATAGTTCTAGCTCCTCTGTATCTTCATCTACAAATATTTCTTTAAGTCTACCACTATCTCTATCATAAAGCAAGTGACTTGCCATACCTACATCTCCTGTATATCTAGATTTAAGTACTCTTAAGTGTGTAGTGTTAGCCTCTTGGGGATCATCAGACTGCTGATTTCGTTCTAAGCCTATCACACAATCTGATATCTGAGCGATACTTGCAGAGCCTCTAAGGTGAGAAAGACCTACGGTCATGCCCTGCTCATGTCCTTTGTTACCCTCAATCCTACGCAAGTGAGAAACTAAAATCATGCCTACGTTTGTTTCGTTAACAAGCCTACTGAGGGAACCCATGATGTTATCAATGGTAGTTCTTTCATCGCCAAAGGCAGCACTCATGACAAGCATGTGAAGATGATCTACAACAATCCATTTACAGTTACACCCTATAATCATGTAACGTATCTTAGACATAATATCGTCAAAGTCAGTAGCTCCATAGTGGGCATGTATCCAAAGTCTGTCTTGGTTACTACCAGTGAATACTTTATTTACAAGATCACTATACTTGTCATCACCATACTCTTCTCTAATCTGTTCTATATAAAGTTTCTCATTAGCTTCAATAGATAAGATACCGTCAGCAGTACGCTGCCAGTTTTCCTCAAGAGCAATTACACCTACATTATCTTCAGTCTCATTGAGCAGCCAGTGTTCCAACTCTCTTGTAATACTAGACTTACCTAAGCCCGTACCGCCTGTCAATGTAACTAGCTCTCCTCTACGCATACCATAAAGCTTATCGTTAAGTCCCATCCAAGGGTAGGGGATAGACTCTACTTTCTTTCTGGTAATTAATTTTTCTAGGTTATCAGTAAGGTTAAGAACACCTGAAGGGGTGTAAATACTAGAGGCCCACCAAGCATCTACAAATCCTTGATGTCTTCCCTGACGCAGCATGTCATTAGGATCTTTGTAATCTTCAGGTAACGTACAAATCTTAGCCTTACCGGGAGTTAAAATCTTAGCGACTTTACGTGCTGCTTCTT